ATGGTGGTGACTTTAAAACTGCTGATGAAAAAGCTGCAATTAAAAATCTATCTGATTATAAAAAGAAGATTTCAGAAGCAGATGCTGAATTAGATAAGCAATTATCTGCTGCAACAGAAGAAACTACTTATTCTGAATACATGATGTATAAGGAATTAGCAGATGCCAGAAAATCACTCGCTGAAGATGTTCACACCAGAGAGCAATATTTACTCAGTGATGGTTACAAGCGTCAACAAGCTTATGCTACTGCATTTGAAGACCTATTCAAAGGTATGGGTGATGCGATCATTGATTTTGCACTAACAGGTAAAACATCCTTCTCCGATATGGTACAATCCATGATTGTAGGTTTGATTAAACTTGAGATGCAAATGGCTATGACTAATATGTATAAAAGCGCAGGTGGTTCTGCAGGTATCATTTCCTCTATTGCATCTATGTTTACTGGTTCTCCTGTACCATCTGCTAAAGGTAATGTATTCGATGGTGGTCTACAAGCATTCGCCAAAGGTGGTGCTTTCACAAACAGCGTAGTCAAGTCACCAACGATGTTTAACATGGGTCTAATGGGTGAGGCTGGACCTGAAGCTATTATGCCCTTACGCAGAGGTTCTGATGGTTCCTTGGGCATTGCTGCTTCTGGTGGTTCTGGTGGTAATGTATCTGTGCAAGTTATTAATAATAGCAACGCTCAAGCTACTACAAATGAAACAGTTGACTCCAAGGGTAATCGTAAGATTGAAGTTTTAATTGGCGATATGACTGCTGGTGAAATTTCTCGCAGTGGCAGTGCTTCTCAAAAATCAATACGTTCAACCTTCGGTGTTCAACCTCAACTAATTAGGAGATGATAAATGGCTTATTCTTATATTTGGCCTCTTAGCCTACCACAAAAACCGCTAAGTAATTACTCTGAAACTACAGGTGTGCATGTCATTCGTACTCAACCTGATCTTGGACCAGCAAAGCAACGCAGAAGAGCACAGCGCCCTGATACAATGAGTGTACAATTTGATATGTCTACAACGCAAGTTGAAACTCTAAGGGTCTTTATTCAAGATACTTTACGTGGTACTGCTCGTTTTGGCTTCACTCATCCTAGAACACAACAGATTGTTGAAGTTAGAGTAGTACCACAAAGTGGAGGTGAGATGTATACTACAAGTTATTTGTTGCCTAACTACTGGCAAGTGTCTTTACAATTGGAGGTATTACCTTGAGTCGATTAACATCAATGTCGCCCAATGCTTTAAAAGCAGTATTTTCTCCAGATTCTGATGACGATTTAATTATCTTGCTAACTATCTATGATCCTTTAAATAGCTCTCAGGTTATAGCTAGGTTATCGGATGGTTTTACTAAGAGAATCTCTGAAACAGCAGACGAAGTATTATATGGTGTAACTAGTAATGGTTTTGATTATACTTTCATACCAATGGAAATATCATTACCTTCTGAGGATGAAGCTCAGGCTCCACGTTGCTCAATTGTAATGCATGATGTTACTAGGTATTTAACTCCTATAATTCGCACAATTACTGCACCACCTAGAATTAAACTGGAATTAGTATTAACTAAAACTCCAGATGTAGTGGAAGTTTCTTTTACTGATTTTTATATCAATAATTTCAGTTATAATGCTGATGCAGTTACTGCTGATCTAACTATGATTGATTATGAAAAAGAACCTTTCCCCATGCACTCTTTTACTCCGAGATATTTTCCCGGAATGTTCTAAAGGAATATTATGAATTTTGAAAAATATATTGGTATTCCTTACGCTGAAAAAGGTAGGGATGAAAACGGCACTGATTGTTGGGGATTGGTGCGTTTAGTTTATAAGAATGAACTAAATATTGATTTGCCAAGTTTTACTGCAGACTATGATACCACAGATGGTGAACGTCTAGAAGAATTATTCGCACAATATAAAGAAGGTTGGGAGAGTACTGATAATCCAGAAGTGGGTGATGTTGTAATCTTTAGAATCTTCGGTTATGAATCACACATTGGTATTTGTATTGGTGATAATAAATTCTTACATGTTCGTGAAGGTAGAGATGCCGTAATTGAATCATTAGATAATGCAAAATGGTCTAAAAGAATAACTGGTTTCTTTAGATATTCTGAGAAAAAGAACGCTGTACTAAATACTGTACCTCATCCATTAAGAACTGAGAGGTATACTCTAGGGGTTGCTCCCGGTACTACGGTAACTGAACTTGTAAAAGATATCAGCACTAAGTATAATATTGCTATTGAATTAAAAAGTAGAATCAGTATTCTAATCAACGGTAGAGTTATTGCTCAAGAAAACTGGAATAATACTGTTGTCAAGCAAACTGATGTAATTGAATACAGAGCTGTTCCCGCTGGTGGCGCACTAAGAACACTGGCCCTCATTGCTTTAGTTATAATTGTACCACAGTTAGCTGGAATGGCTGAGTTTGCCTATATGGGAACCGCTGGTGCTACAATTGCGGGTTCTGCTGCAGTATACACAGCGACATATGCTGCAGCAATGCTAGTAGGTAGTGCTCTAATTAACGCCATTGCACCTATCAGACCACCTCAAATGGGTTCTCAAAATGATCCCGGTAGTGCTGAACGTCAGTTAATGGTCAATGGTGGTTCTAATAGACTTAACGCATATGGTGCTATTCCTGTTGTGCTAGGTAAAGTAAGAATGACTCCTTTGCTTGGTAGTACTAACTTTTTAACATACGAAAATGAAAGAGATAGTTATTTATCAATGTTGCTCGTATGGGGTTATGGTCCATTAAGTATTGATGACAACAGTTACAAAATTGGTGATGTTCCAATTAGTAGTTTTACTGATGTAGTTAGAATTAATGATGATCGTATTACTGATTTATCTGCAGGTAGAAAAAGAGATTTTGATTCCATTTATGGTAAAGATATTACACAGGTTAACACGGCTATTCAATTAGTTTGTGATGGTAATCCAGAAGGTAATATTTCAGGATATTCTCAAGAACCAATTTATGAATATGATTGGGAATTTGGTACTAGTAATATAGTTGGTTACAATCAGATACCTATTTATCAAAATGTCCCTCCCGGTCCTTGGACTCAAGCAATAACTACTGAACCAACAACTTCGGTTACTTTGGCATTGCATTTCCCACAAGGTCTAAGATATGTCCAAATTAAAGGTGATAATGCTGGTAATTCATATCCTACCGCTGTGGCTTTTAGAGCAGAATTTTCTACCGATGGTGGAGTATCATTTCCCAATCATGCAACTTTTTCAATAGGTGGTGATACAGCGAAGAAAGATGCTTTTACATATACAAAAACCTTTCATACAAATTCTCAGAGTTTACTAGTTAGAATTCGCAGAGAAACAGGAGACAATACTGAGGATAACTCTGAAAGAAGATACTATTTTACTTCAGTCCTTCAGAACGTTACATTTTTAAATGATAACCAAACCCCTGCTATTGATCCAGTTGGTGCTAAGATAGCAAAGACAGCTTTCAAGATAAAAGCTACAGATCAATTAAATGGTAGTATTCAAGGTATAAATGCTATAGTACAAACGTACTGTAAAATTTGGAATGGTACAGCTTGGGTTGATGGTGTTACTAGTAACCCTGCGGCTTTGATGCGTTATGTATTAGAGCACCCTGCTAATCCAAAGAGAATTACAGATGCTAGTACTCAGATCAACTTAACACAATTACAATACTTCTATAATTACTGTCAAACTAAAGGTTTTGAATATAATGGTGTATTAGGTGAGGCTCGTAGTATTCTGGAAGTTATTCGTGATATTTGTGCCGCTGGTAGAGCTAGTCCTGCATTGATTGATGGTAAATGGTCAGTAGTTATTGACGAAGCTAAACCAAACGTAGTTCAGCACTTTACACCACACAATAGTTGGAACTTTGAAGGTAGCAAAGCTTTACCTAAGCGTCCAGATGGTTTACGTGTAACTTATTATAATCAAGATTATGATTATCAAGAATCTGAAATTATTATTTATGATGTTGATAAAAATAAAGATAACGCTAGTTTATTTGAAAGTATAACTCTTCCCGGTGTAACTAAAACATCATTAGTTATTGATCATGCTAAATGGCACATGGCACAAATGAAATTGCGTCCTGAGCTTTATACGCTAGAATCAGATATTGAGTACTTAGTTTGCAATCGTGGTGATCGTGTAAAAGTAATGCATGATGTACCAATGTGGGGATTGGGTAGTGGACGCATTAAGAATAGAATATCATCTACTCAATTTGAATTAGATGAAAATCTACCTATGAAAGCTGGTGTACAATACACTATGAGAATTCGTAGTAAAACAGGTACTTCCACTACAAGAACATTGGTTGCAAAACCAACAGATGGTTATTATTCAACTATTGATTTTACAACAAGCACATTGCAATCCGAAGTTGATGCCTTGGATTTATTTTTATTTGGCGAACTTAATCAAGAATCACAGGATTTAATAGTACTAAGTATTGAGCCAACTAATAATAATAATGCCAGAATTACTTTGGTTGATTATGGTGTTACATCTACGTATAATATTTTTACTGATTATCTCAGTTTGAGTGCATCTACTGTATTTGAATCTCAGATTACATTACCTCCAGTATTGCAAGTACAAGCTTTCGGTGATAAGGTTCCATCTATTACAGGTTTTGTAAGTGATGAGTCTGTAATGGAGAGAATATCCAGAGGTGTATTTAAATATAATATTAATGTAGCTTATTTTAACGCTTCTCAATTACCTTCTAATGTGGAATATGTTGAAGTCCAGTATGATTTATTAAGTTCAACAACAGGTGTAAATTATAAATCAATATTTGTACCTTATCAAAATGGATCAGTAAATATAGGCGATGTAAAAGAAGGTGAAGTTTATAAAGTAAGAATGCGTTATGTTAGTCGTGACGGTAAACTTGGTAATTGGTCAGCTTACAGTAATCATACTGTAGTTGGTAAAACTAACCCACCTTCACAAGTAACAGGATTTACAATTACTGCAGAAAAACTAACTGGTAAACTTTTATTATCTTGGGATGAAAATCCAGAGATTGATACAAAGAATTATGAAGTTAGAAGTGAAAATGCAAATTGGGGTACAGGTGGTGCTAACTTGATATTTTCAGGTTCAGCTACAAATTGCACAACAAATGCTCCTTCCTTAAATACTACAAAAACATTTTATATAAAAGCTTTAGATTTTGGAAACTTATATAGTGTACAAGCTTCGTCTGCTTCTTACACTACATTAGCTCCAGCAACTTACACTGGTACAATTACATCAGTATACGCAGATACTTCAACAACTGATTCTACTGTTACATTAAACTGGACAGCAGCACCAGCAGGTGTATTCGATATCAATAAATATGAAGTTACTATTGTTAAACCTAGTGCTACCATTGTGCAACAAATCTCAGGATTAACTTGGACTACTTTAGCTAATTGGGTTGGTAATGCTAGTGTTACAATTAAATCAATTGATGTTCTTGGTAATAAGTCCGTTGCTGCATCCACTGCTGTAGTAGTTACCAAATCAAGACCAACTGCTCCAGCTTCTGTTACATTCACAGTAGCTGACGCACAAGTTTATGTTGATTGGGCAGATGTTGCTAAAACAACTCTTCCTGTTGGTGGTTATGAAATCAGAAAGAACAACGCTGGTTGGGGTACTAACGATTCCAACTTTGTATGGAGAGGTTCTGTATCCAATGCTGCATTGAAGAGTTTGATTGTTGGTGCTAACAACTGGTACATTAATACTTTTGATACTGATAATGTTTATGCATCTTCCGGTACATTAATTACTTATACTGTACAAAGACCTGCAATCGTAACAGGTTTAACGGCTGTATTTAGTGATACTTCCACAACTAATGCTGTTGTAAAGTTTGATTGGGTAGCACCTGCTGTTACAACTTTTGGAATTAAAAAGTACATTGCTGTATTAACTAAACCCAGTGGTGGTTCTGTAACAGCATCTTTGGATTCAACTACTTGGACAATTGCTGCTGATTGGGTTGGTAATGCAACTTTAGCGATAACTACTGTTGACATGTTGGACTTTTCTTCAGCTACAAACGCAACTTTGATTGTAACAAAACTAGCACCTAATAACGTAGGGACTGTTACTTTTACACCTTCAGTAAATAACATGACGGTGAAATGGACACCTATTGCCAAAACAACTCTTCCTGTTGCTGGTTACGAAATTAGAGCTAATGACACAGGTTGGGGTACTTCAACAGGTTTAACTTGGAGAGGTGCAACAAATACTACATCAATTGGTTCTCTTGTTGCTGGTTCAAATATTTTCTATATTAGAGCTTTTGATACAGAGGGTATTTATAGTACAACAAGTACTTCTTTTAATCTACTAGTTAATGCACCGTTGGCTTCTAGTTCTCTAGTTACAACTTATGCTAACACTTCTACAAGTGGTACAACAGTTACATTTAGATGGACAGGAAACAAGGGTACTTTTGATATTGCATCTTACAATATTACTTCTT